CATCGTTCGAGTCCAGCCCGGGAGGGCCGGCGCCTGGAGAAGCGCCATTCGACTCGAAGACGTGGTGATTGCCGTCAATCTCTGACGGCTAGCAGCGTTGATCTCCTCCTGAAAGATCTCGGGAGCCCTCTAGCAACACGCGTACGCTACCTCCTTGCGGGGGCGGAGTACGATGAGCTGGTGAGCTTAGAGATTGATCCGCATTGTTATACGGACGGGTATGCTTTCCGTGATGACTACTTGGCAGTTAACCTCTTCCGTAAGGTTGAGGACTTGCCGACGACGTTTGACCGGGAGGCCAAAGCCCGCGAGTCGCTCCTTCAGTGTGAGGAGCGCAATGCGCAGACAAACCGTCGCGTAGCCTATGAGAGGTCGCTGCCTAGCGACCTGGTTGCCCTTGTTGAGGGGGCGGCTAGAAGAATCTCTTGGTTACTCGGTGAATTTGATCCTGAGGAATGGTTCAGCAGCTGCAGGTGGGGCCCCGGCGTCTCTCTCTCCCTGAAAGGGGAGGAAGTCGCCGCTTGCCACAAGTTCGGCCGGGAGGCCGACATCACACCATCTCTCCATGCAATCGTTGGCGACCTAATCTCGGTCGCTTATCCCGCTTGGTATCAGAACCTCCCCGGGTTCCTGACCTTTAAGCCGGGCAACGATGTTACCTTTGTGCCTAAGAACGCGAAAACTCACCGCTCCATCGCAATTGAGCCAGGGTTAAACCTCTGGTTTCAGCTGGGATTGGGGCGAATGATCAGACGCCGACTGAAGCTCAAAGCCGGTATTGACCTAGATAGTCAACGAGAGAACCAGTCCGGTGCTCTCATTGGGTCAATCACTAAGCTCCTGGCCACGGTCGACCTACGTAACGCAAGCAATACCATTGCCTGCGCCGTAGTTCAGCGACTAATCAAGCACTCAACATGGTTTACTGTGTTGGATGCTTGCCGTTCGAGGTATGGGAACCTCGACGGTGTGACCAGAAGGTGGGAGATGTTCTCCTCTATGGGGAACGGCTTTACGTTCGAGCTCGAGACGCTGATTTTCTGGGCCTTGGCCTCAGCCGCATGTGAATGCGCTGAAGTTGACCCATGCGTTCGTGTCTTCGGTGACGACGTGATTCTACCCACTGATGCTTACCCTCTGTTCAAGAGTGGCATCGACTACCTGGGATTCGAGATCAACGAGGCCAAAAGCTTTGTTGATGGAGAGTTTCGGGAAAGCTGCGGTGTCCACTACTGGGACGGGATCGACTGTGGTCCTTTCTATGTGAAGAAGATTGTAGATGCCTATAACCCGAGAGCGCCCTCAAGCGCAATCGAGGTCATCAAGCTCCACAACCAGGTTACGGCGGCTGCTAAGCGGTTTGGGCCACGCCCAGATCAACCTTACAGTTGCCGTGACCGTCGGTTTGCTGGAAGTGCTCGTGCTCTGCGCGCTGCTTTACCTCGCGGTAAACGGTACGTTGGACCGAGCTTTCTTGGTGACTCTGTTTTGCACGTTGATCAGTTTGACGTGCTAGACACTCC